CAATGGATAGTATGTGGCATTGGTAGTTGTAGTTGCTTCGTTAACAAAGTACGAAACGTTACCCACTGATGACGAAGCCGATTGTCCGTACACAGTACCATAAAATGTACCGTAAATCCCTGATGTTGCTACCAAGTTCGCAGCAGTTACGTTGCCGGTTCCAATGTGATTCACTGCGGTTATATTGCCGTTAGTCAATACTATATTACCGTTTATGCTTGTTAGATTACCGGTTACGCTCAAATTGGCATAGTTAGTGATACCAAGAGTACCAGTATAAACTGCACCCATAAAGTAAACAACGTTAGACACGTTTGCAGCCGCAGTTGGAACGTTTGTATCAGCAAAGTTAAGTATACCCGATTGATAATCAAAGAACCAAGAGTCACTGTTACCGCTACCTGCAACAGGCAAATTTGTATAAGTTGCTGCAGTCGACACACTTGCGCCTGGGGGGCCTGCATAAATTTTAAGTTGGTATCCTGATCCAAAACTTGGCGGTATCCAGTTTGTTATACCAGTACTCCAAGTTTCGTTTGTCACTGACTCACTTAGCGAAGTTCCTTGTACCACTGCACTTGTTGATGTGTTGTAAACAGAAACAATAGTGCTACCATTTAATACTGTATTTGCACTAGGCGCACTTGATACGTTGGGAATTGCGAAATCTTGTTGTAAAATTGTTGCCCCAGGTACCAATAACGGACTAGCAATACTCTCGTTAAATGGATATTTTGCAGTAGACGTGTCGGTCTTGGCTACTCCGTATCCAACCTTTTTATTTAAGTAGTCAACAATTTGTGTTTGTGTTATGGCCATTTTTTAGTTCTCTTATTATGATGATTGTACTGTTAATACAGTTAGTGACTGACCGCTTGTCAATTTAACTCTAACGTAAACTTCGTTACTCTTGTTACCTGCACTTGATGTGTTTACTGATCCAAATGTCACGTTGATATTGTAAGTACCATTTGAATTTAGTGTTGCAGTTCCGCCAACAGCACATCCGTTACTTCCGTTACCGCCTGTACCTGTTCCTGGTACTCCAGATCCTGCATAAGCCGCTGCTGCATTTAACCATCCGTTGGTTGGGCTTGCTGGCGTATCTGTCACACCCGGGCAAGCTATCCATAAGCCTGCAAGTGTTCCTGTATAGTGAATGTAAAAACTAGAAAGCGCTGCGTAGTTAAACTTGAATGTAAAATACTGACTCGATGCACGACCAGAACTTAAATTGGGTCCTACAGGATAGTATCCAGTTGAATAATTGGTTACATCGTATTGTAATTTTGCAGCAACAACTGTTGCATCTGTTGCCAACAATGCGCTGGTTTGACTATTAAATGTTGTCTCAGTTCCTGTGTATGCGGGAGTATCTGCAGCAGTACCGCCGTCTGGATTGGTAATACGAGCAGCAGTTCCGTAACTACTTGTCAAACTGGTTTCTTCAATTTGATTGGTTGTATTTGTTTTGTACAAAATAATGTTGCCCGGTTGGAATGTTCCACTGCTAGTAGTTGCATACGGAGTTGAAACGCTCACTGATGGTCCGGCAGTTGCTACAGCACTACCAAAGCCGGTTGTTACGTTACTGGTAGTTGAGAACGAGTATGCACTGGTGTTGTTACGTGTTAGTGGTACAGGTACACCCACTTGTGCCAGTGTTCTATTGGCTGGTGCTAGTAATGCTCCGCCTGCACCAAGGCTTGAGAAGAAGTTGGCTGCAGTACTAGTCCAAGCCGAGTAATACATATCGCCACTCAAGTTTTGTACTGTGCCATTTATTGTAAAGCCAGCACTGGAGTTTAAATGCGGAATAGTACTTGAATAAGATACCACGTTACTGCTCAATGCAATACTGGTTGCACTAAATGCCGGTGCAGTTGGTGCGCTTGAATCATAATACCAAGTCAAGGTAGGTGTTGCTGCTGCATCGCCAGTGTAGAATATATTGGCTCGATTCCATCCTGCCGGGATGCTGGTTGCTGCAACCGATGCTGAAAACACGTTCCAGAATCCAGCTGCCACAGTGCTTACAATGTTGTGATAATCTTGTACACCTGATACCACCAAGTTACCGTATGTGCCGTTGTCTGCACTGGTTGGAGTTGATGTTAAGGCATGGAAATTGCTTGGCGGTACAACACCATTGATGTATAACTGAATGTTACCACCACTAGGAGTAGTGCCCGAATTGGTCACTGTGCTGGTAGCAAAAGTTGCAACCCTTACAGCATTGGTTGAGGTTCCACCACTAACGCTTAGGTTGCCCCATCCCGAGTTGTCGGTCTGCGTAAAGCTGGCCATTAATCCAGTAGTGGTAGCAGTGGATTGAGTCAATGTGGTAGCTGGGAAGTTTGGCGGACTACTTGGAGTCAATTTGCCTAAAATTGCGTTCAACTGTGCTATTGCATCGGTTACGTCTGTGGTGCTTGTTAATGTCACTGCATTACTTACTAGTTGTCCCGAAGCATTTGCACCAAGCACAATCACATTGGCAGCACTAAAACTCAATGTTCCTGTGCCGTTTGTGGTCACTGCATATCCTGTTGCACCACCGGTTACTTGTAAATTGGCAATACTGCCCAAGCTGATAATGCCGGTGTTACTGATTATAGTGTTGCCCGATATTGACAAACTACTTGCGCCAACGTTGGAATATAAACCGTTAAATGTTGGAGTTGCTGTTACTCTTAGGTCTTGCGGAGTACTGATGTTTGCATAGTTTGTACCAACTGCGATCGTTACACCGTTTGTGCTTGCAAATGTTAGTGTTCCGCCACCAGCAAAACTGCCAGATCCGCTGGTACCGGCCAAGGTAACAGTGGTTGATACAGCAGTATTTGACATTGTCAAAATACGTCCATATGCATCTGTTGTAATTACTGGAATCTGTGTTGAACTACCTGTGACTGCTAAATTACCTGGACCACTAAGTGGTAGTGTAATGTTTCCGCCGACAATGCTTAAATTACCTGCACCGCCACTGGTACTTGCTACACGAACTCCGTTGTCGTATACGCCCTGAGCATACAGTGTATTGTTAACTGCGGTATTGCCCGAAATTAATACAGTTCCAGTAATGTTTGCAGATACACTGGTTAAGTTACCAATTTTAACGTTGGCAAATCCACTGTTGTTGATACTTTGTACATTACCGCCAGTATTGGTTGTTGCCAGTGCTTCGAATGCTTGATCGCTTTCAACCCATCCCAAAAATGTGTTAACCGAACCGTAGGGTCCTAAACTGGCCAAATTTCTATTAATAACAATACCAATGTCGTAACCTGCTAAACTTCCGGTATAACCATTGTTAAAAACAACCAACGGGTCATTGATGTAGGTATTTGTAGCATTAATTGTTTCGGTGTTGCCTTGAACACTGAAGTTTCCTAAAATGCTGACGTTACTGTTTAAAGTTAAATTTGGATTGAATAGTGATCCTACTAAGGTTCCCGACGCAATACGTGTATAATCAATCGTTGCAACTGTGATCTGATTATTGGTAATTCTGGTTGCTGATCCGGACATGTTTTTTCCTTAAAAATTCGTGTGTTAAACATATTTAGTTTAGCCGTGACGAAACCACTCTAGGGGTGTTATTTATGGTATGATTTAAAAAATTATTACTGTATTGTTAGAATTGAATTCTTTAGGCTGTTTTGACACCCCAAATTGACCAATTATATCCATCGGCCATTAGGGTAAACAACGTAGTATTGTTGTTGGCAAGGGTAACTGTAGCTGTTCCCGATCCCGAGGTTGTGCCGCTATAGGTCACATAAATAACACCGGCCGGGGTGGTCAAGGTCAATGTGCCCGAAGCATTTAGCCACATTGTTATTTGACCCCGGTATAAAGTTGGATTTGGCAATGTCAGAGTATAGGGCAATGTGCCGGCGGCTTCTAAAACCCCGCCCATGAATGTGGAATTTACTGTGGCATTTGCAGTAAAGAGTACCGATCCCGATTGTGATTTTCCGCCAGTTACTGTGCCCGACACTGAAATATTATTGGCAACAATTACATTTCCGCCAATTGTTAAATTTCCCGATACAGTATCACCAAATTCCACTAAAGATACCAAGATACGAACATCAATTATATCTGTTATCAAAGGAACTTCGGTGAATACAATGTTAGATCCCGAAACAGTGTATGCCGATCCTGGTCTTTGCACAACACCGTTAATACTTACCAACATATCGGCTGCGGCTGCTGCATTGGTTAGTGCAAAAGTATTAGCAACTCCGTCGGGAGTAATTGTTTGGCTTATCAGTTCTCCACCAATTGTGGTCCAACCATTGGCAGTATAAACTTCGATTGTTTCCGATACGGTATTGTATCTAATGTATCCGATACCGGGATTTGAAGGTCGTTGTGCTGAATTTCCGCTGGGAATACCAATTGCTGTATTTGAATTGAAAACTGTTACTGTGGTTTGAAGGGGCGATATAGTATCTACCCTGATATTTCCTGCACTGATATTTCCGGTAAACGTTGATAAGTAGGCAGCAATATTTGCATTTCCGCCAACGGAAAGATTGCCTATTTCTTGATTGATGTAATTTACCACTGCGGTATTAGCAGTATTTACATAGTTTACCACTGCGGTATTGGCAGTAACTATAGCAGCATTTGCTCCGGCTACATTGGCAGCCATCTGTGTGTTTAGATAGTTCACATAACCGACTACTGCGCTATTAGCGGTTACAATCGCAGCATTAGCTCCTGCTACGTTTGATGCCATTGCAGAATTCAGTGTGTTAACATACGCAACCACTGCGTTATTAGCAGTTACAATTGCGGCATTTGCTCCGGCAATTTCTAAATTTGCAGTTGCAATGTTGGCAAGTATTGCCGATACTTCGGGCAATGCATCTACATCGCCAAAGGTCAAATTACCAGCGCCATCAGTGTATATAATATAATTTGGTTGTCCACCGCTAATGGTGATGTTGGCAATATTTCCGAGATTTAGTTTGTATCCGGGATCGGTTGTGATTGTGTTTCCCAACACATACATATTGCCTAGATGTGCATTTCCCAACACATCCAATGTGTACATCGGACTTGAATTATTGACACCAACACGATAATTGTTTACGTCAAAATAGGCAGCAGAATCAATGGAGATGTTGACACCATGGCGTTCCAGGTTCGCTTGCAGCATCGGTCCATTAATTTTTGCCAGTGCCATTTGTGCCCCTTATGCCGGCACGTTGGTGCTGTTGATGTTGTGTATGATCGTGATCTGAGTTGGGTTGATAGTTCCCAAAGGCGGTGCAGTGGAAAATGTAATACTAGTTCCCGAAACTGTGTAAGTATTGGGTTCTTGATAAACACCGCCAACAAATGCTGCAACAGCATTTGGATCTGTTTCGGCTTGACTCATAGTAAATGTCTGTGTGGAACCATTACCATAAGGCAATGTTGTGCCGCCATTGGTTCCGCCATTGGACGAATCTACTACTATAGTTACACTACCAATTTTGGCAATTTGACTCCAGGCACCATTGTAATAAAATTCAATTCTGCTTGATGCCTGATTGAATCTAATCAGTCCCGATACCGGTGCATCGCCATAAGCACTGCTGGGTACTACAGGCAAAATTGCTCCCTGCGCCCCCGGAGCAAGTTGTGGGTTTTTAAGAAATCGTGCCATTGTTAAATTCCAATATAGCTGATAGTAGCCGATAATCCAGTGGTACTTGCGTTTGCATAAACTGCATCACCAGTGCCAAGTGCAAATTTTTCTTGTGTGATCAAGGTGTTGTATGCACTGACCGCAACGTTGCCATAAATTATGTTCACTGCATTTGCAATAAATGTATTTTGCACTAGATATACGTTGGCATAAATTGTGGCATTTGTGTTGTTACATATATGCACTGTAGATATCACGTTGTTACCTGAACTGGTATATATTGCAGTTGCTGTTGTATTTGGTATTGATGCGTTTTGTAATGACATTTTTGTTCCTATTATCCGAATAAAATACTGTAAGCAATACTACGTTGTTTCAACATAATTTCCTTGTCAGTATATTGTGTATTTGTTACGTGTATTCCTGTTCCGCCGTTGCCAAGAACACCGGTATACAGTTGTACGCTGGCGTTGCTGCTACTATCCCAAATCGAGTGCCCGCGTAGATCTAGGTTTGCACTGATTGCAGGTGCACTGTCAGCGTAGACATTTGAAAACGATCCTGATGCGGTTGCAATATTGGCATAGGTACTGCCGTTAGTGGTAACTTGCCAGGCCGTTACAGTCTCGTTCCAGCGTATGCTTACATTTGGGCTCGTACCACGATCAACTATGATATTGGCACCTAATGGGTTTGGATTGGTTACTCCGTTGTTTAGAGTAATTGTGTTATTGGTTATTGCTGTATCTGTGCTGGAAACTACTTGGCTATTGCCAGTTACCCATAGGTTACCATTTACTACAACCAAGGGACTATTCAAATTGATTTGATCTGTGGAATTCACAGTTTCAATTGTGTATTGCCCGGAAATTCTTTTTACGCTACTCATTTCGGAATGCCTTGTTTATTGTATATTTATCCGATTCAAAGATATCGAAATATCAAAAAGAAGCGGCCCAAAAGAGCCGCTTCAAGTTGAGTCATGCCGTAGTCAAATACAGCTAATAGTTGTTATTATGCGTATTGTACCTGAATAAATGTTGAATCAGGTGCAGCCAAGTGATAGCGCCAACGAGTTGGATTATATCCAGTGGTATAGAATGTTGTAATACCCTGTGTACTGTCTATTTGACCGTCACTGTACCAATCCCAAACGTGTCTGTTGTTTAGTTTACTTGCGTATGTGTTGGTACTTACTGTAACACCAGTGTACGCAGGAACGTTACCGCTAGTAGCAATAGTGATTGTGCTATTGGTAACTGCTGTAACTTGTGTAAAGTTAGCAATGTTAGAAGTTGGACTTGTCCAGCTCAAGTAATCACCAACTCTAGGAAGAGCAACTGGACCAGTAACTGCGGTGCGTGTGTCAAATGTCACTGTGGTACTAGTAGCACCGCCAGCAACGTTAGCAGCAGCAATATTAGCAGCTGCATTGTTCAATGTCAACAAAATGTTCATTTGACCCGCAGTTGGGTTTGGTGAATTTGTTAATGTGCATGTACCTTTGGCTGATAGCGCATCTTGTACGCGGAACTTGTGTGAACCTTTTTGTGCAAGAATACTACATTGTTGTGAGCTAGATCCCACAACATAACTTTGTCCTTGAATTTGACGACCAGTTTGGCTTGTTAAACCGCCGGTACCACCAACGTATGTGCCGTTGATAGATTCTGGACCGGTATAACGATCGTGTATTTGACCGCTAGTGTCTGTTTGCGTAATTTTTAGTTTTGCCATTTATTTTCTCCTTGTGTTAGCGTTCTAGGCTACCCGAAGTGGCTACTCCGAGAACCCCTCTGTGGGAGTGAACACAGTATTTATACTTTTGGTTTTGCAACTGGTGGTTTAGCCGGTGTAGGTGCTTTTTTACCTGCCACTGCCGGAGCTGATACCACTACTGGTGCTTTGGGTTTTACTGCCACTTGAGGTTGTGCTACTACTGTGCTTCTAAATGGTACTGCTACTTCGGGAACTGATTTTGTTGCCATGTTGATCTCCTATGTTATTATATTTATTGGAGCCAATAAAAAAGGCTCCGAAGAGCCTTTTATTTTACGCTTGGTCTACAAACTTTTTGAGTTCTTCGGCCTTGGTCACAATGTCTGTACTAGATGGAAAGTCAGGCAATGTTGGGAAAGGTAGCGTACCGCGATTAGCATCAGTTAACTTAGAGTGATACTCATCAGTCAATGATTGTCGTTTTTGAAATACTGGCGTCACAAGAATTTCGTTAGCCATTTTGAGAAGTTCGAGACGAATCTCGTAAGGTGTTTTGCTCATAGTTTTTCTCCTTTGTGTGTATGTGTGTTAAACACGAGCTTGTGACTGTTGTCACATAGATATTTATATTACCGATAACGCCGCCAATAAAAAAGGCTCCGAAGAGCCTTTTTGTTAAACAAACCAATAATGGATTATTGGAATGATAAGTTTGCAATACTGATTTCACTCAAGTAGTCGCCTGCGTTACCTAGTGATGATGCAGTGTTTGTTAACTCTACATAACCGTAACGTGTCATAAATCCAACTACTGGTTCAAAAGTATTTGGATCCAATACAACACCAGAAGACATTAGAGGAATATAAGGGCAATAGAACGCAGCTGCATCAGCCTCGCTAGAACCTTTGTATCCAACCAATACTGGAGTTGAATCATTTGCGTATGCATTTACATAGATACGCATAGCACCGTTCAATGTACCAACAAACTTTGTGTTTGTAGGAGCTTCGAAAGTACCTTCTGTTGTACGTGCAAATGCACTTGTTGTAGCACTTTGTAGTACTGTTAATGCACCTGGAGATACAATCGCCCAGTTACCAGCGCCACGACGTGTACGTTGTGCAATCAAGTTTGCACTACGGTTGATTAGAACTGCTAGAGCAGCATGTTCGTCACCAACGAATGTTGCAGTACCACTTACTGCTGATTGGTCAAAAGCGTAGTCAGTAGCAGCTAAAGAACTTAGTGAACCGATAATTTCTTGATCAATTTCAACTGTGATCTCTTGTGCTAGAGCAGCCATAATTTCTGCTTCTACATCCAAACCGTGCATAGATTGTGCATCTTGCGCAGCTTCAAATGTCCAACGTGCTGACATTTTACGTGTCTTCGCTTCAACAACTTGTTTCAAGATTTGAACGTTGATACGGTTGCCAGGTACACCTTCAAGTGTTGCAGTGCTTGATGGGTAGCCGTTTGTGCCACCTGAATAAGCAGTTGCAATCTTAAATGGTGATAATGCTTCGTCACCAGCTGTTGCGCCAGTAGCACCATTTGTTCCGATAACGTTATCTGCATAACGTACACGTAATGTATGGATTTGGCTAACTGGGCCAGTCATTGGTTGTACACCAATAATTTCATTTGCAATAACTGTGGGCATAACACGACGGATAACTGGTAGAATAACACGGTTAAGTGTTGCTACGTTACCTGCCGATGTTGCGCCAGCTGTTGCATTTTCAACTAGGTGCTTGCGTGTATTTTCTAATACAACTGCCATTGTAGTTCTTCTAGAACCGTTTAAGCCTTCTAACAGAGCGTCTTTTGTCTCGCCCCAACGGCTTTCTAATAATGCTTGTGTCATAATATTTCCTTTTTCCTTTTAGGGTTAAGTCACTTTAGCCCTGCTAGACGTTTCAATTCAAACACATTAGCGGATGTTGTTGTGTCTTCAAATGTTGCGCTTTTAGCAGTTTTGTCTCCTGTTACTTCTGAACGTGATTCTGTCAAAACTTGTGCACTAGGTGCAGGTTGCTTTGTAGTACCGTTGTTTAGAACTGCAGGTAGATACTTATCAAATGCGGACTGTAACTTGTCGGTCTGCACTGATTCGAGTAGACTGCTCATTACAGCAGCTTTCTCTTTGTTTAGAGGTTTCAACATTTCGGCAAGTTTTTGCTTGCGTTCTGTAGATTCCCGGATAATACGAATTTCTTTTTCTTTTGATTCAACTAACATTGCTTTATTTTCGATAGCTTTTTTAGCTTCGGCAATAACTGCATTTTGTTTGTTTAAAAGTTCTTGCATCTTAGCAATTTCTTTGTTCTCATTTAAATGAGTAACAGCAAACTCGCTTGCAAAAGCTTCGAATAAACGACGACCAAACATGTTCTCACGAGCAATATTGATGTCTTCTTTTAGTTGAGTCATTTCAGACTCTAGTTTTGCGGTAATAGATTCTTTAACCATTTCAGCACTTCTTGCAACAAAGTTCTTTTGTAGCTCGGCTAATTTTGCTTTAGCTCCGGCAACAAGTTGAACTTTAGTCTCAACAACTGCTTTCTTGTCTGCTTCAAACTCTTTAATTTCTTCTGCAAGTGCTTTGATAACAAACGACTCAAGTTTAGCGATGCTATTCTCGTATTGTTTGCGGTCATTGCGTAGTTCTTGGATCTCTTCGGCTAGTTTTGTAACTAGGAATTGATCAAACTTACCTGCGCTTTCAACCATGCGAGCGTTAAACTTTACACGGTCTTCGGCAAGAGCTAGTTTAGCTGCTTTGAATTCTTCAATCTCGGCAGTTAAAGATTCTGTAACCATTTTGTCTAGAGCCTCAACCATAACTTGTTTGTCATGCTGATAACGGCCAGCGAATTCTTCACGAAGCTCGGCACGCAATTGCTCACGTGCTTCAGTCAACTTGGTTTCCCAAGCTTCATTGATAGCTTGTTGTGTAGACTCGTTGATAATACCGCTGTCTAACATTGGTTTTAAGGCGTCTAACATTGGATTTGTTCTCCTATAGTTTCAAATCGTTGATAAGGCGCACCACTTCCTTTTCCACGTACTTCTGTACTCTTTGATCGGTGCTGGCGTCTTTAGCCATGTTGAACAACTGTTGTCCACCACGCATGTTCATTAACGATTCGTAAATCGCTTTTGGATATGCGTTAGGTGCACTGGGTTGTGCAACAATGTCTACGGTAATGATTTCAAAATCACTAACGTGTCCACTACTTTCACTAACGTTACCTGATCCACGCGAGCTTACACCCAGTTTAACTCCGCTTGTCAGCATCGCTTCAACTAGTTTACCCATTGGTGTTGGTAACACTTTTAGTTTTCCAAATCCGTTTGGCCCGTCCATCCACATTTTTGTTATCATGTGGCTAACACGATCCAAGTTAATCTTTAAGTCATCTGGATGATCCAATTCGCCCAGTACACTATAACCACCCTTTAATTGCTCAGTGATGGTCTCAACAGCTTTTTTAATTTCGTGAGTGGGATATACACGTTTGTTGGCATTCTGTACGCCACCTTGAATGAATATCCCATCCATATAGAAATGCTTACCACCTTTGCCATCGCCGGAATCTTCAGAGATAACCTGAAGTCCAGCGTTGTCAAATGATAGTGTTTCCTTTAGGAACAAAGCCATTATAATAAGTTCCTATTACTTCTTTTTACCTGTTGGCTGACCTGCTCCGCCTTCAATACCTTTGGTATTTAGACTTGGCTTGTCGCCACCGGTACCAACTGTTTTACCAGTCTCAGTACCTTTCTTCTCAGCTCCGTGACCATCGCTAGGTCCTTTTGCATCCCAAACTTTCTTGTTGCCAGGAACGTTCTTGAACTGACCTGCATGAGGTAAGTCACCACGCTTCTTGCTATACTCGTTGTTTGGAGCTTTGAATTGCTTGCCGTCAGCAGCTTCTTCATTGCCTTTGCCGTTTAGAATGTTTTCGTTAGTACCGCCAAAGTCAGGTCCTTTGTCTAAACTAACTTGCTTTTTGTTAATAGTTGGCTCGTCACCACCAGTACCAACAGTCTTACCTGTTTCACTGTTAGGAGTGTTCAACTTGTAGATTTCGCCGATCTTGTCAACGTATTCTTTCATGATCTCTACGTCGGTCTTTTTGTAGCTTTCCATTTTGCCTGAACCAGACTTACCAGAACCGCTTACACCAGAACTGCTTTTCTTAGCAGCTTCTTTAATGCCAGAGCCAGACTTACCTGAACCGCTCATTTTCTTAGCTTCTTTCATTCCGCTACCAGACTTACCAGATCCACTTGCTGAACCGCTTTTGCCTGATGCTGAACCACTCTTAGCAAAAGGATTAGCAGATTCCATGTTCATGCCTTCCTCTGCAGGCTCTTCTTCACTGTCCATGTCGAAGTCGCTTTCGCCGCCCATATCATCCATGTCGTCGCCCATGTCGTCGCCCATGTCATGCTCTTCATCACCTTGCTCGCCAGCTAACATAGCCTTTAAGTCATCTAGTTGTGCAGTAATGCTGTCTAGTTGTGATTCAATTTCACTGTGCTCGGCTTCTTCGCCTTCTTCGCCACCCATGTCGTCGCCGCCGAATGTTTCTTCTTCGCCGTCCATGTCGTCGTCAGTGCCAAACTCGTCTTCGCCGTCCATATCCATTTCTTCGTCGTCTTCGCCAAGTCCCATTTCTTGTGCGCTATCGTTTTGATTAGTAATATCTTGTACGAATCCTTGAGCTTCGTTTCCGCCCATGTCTTCGTCCATTAGTGACTCATAAATGTCACGTGACTTCTCAACCACTAATTGGTGGAAAAGTTCTTTAGCTGCTTGTTCGTCTTCGTTGATGATGTGTTCAATCAACTGTTCGTATTTGTTCATTAAGAAACTCCTTTAATAAATTGGCTTTGTAAATTTATTTACTAAACTACGCAGTTTTCTATGTAATATGCGTGTTTTTTGCGGTATTTTAGATAAGATTTGTAATAAATCTGTTATAGTCCAGGTATTGCACCTGCACCGCCACCTTCTGCTGCTGCTGGGGCTGCATATTGACTTTGAATAGTTTCAAGTTTCTTTTCAAACTCAAATTTACGTACATCATTCGCCATTCTCAAGCGATTTAGATGTGCTAGTGTTAATCTAGTCTTGCGTAGATCACCTAGTTTCATGACACTATTATCGTCCTTCTCAGACTGGTAGCCTGCTTTTGCAGGCTCGGGACTTTCTAATAAATCACTTATAAACATATAAAGTATTTATAACTATTGCGTATTATCCGCCCACACCCGGAGCACTTGCTGCTGGACCCGGGCCTCCAGTGGGGCTACCTACCCCACCGCCACCGGCTTCGCCGCCCAATGCCCCGCCTTCGGGTGCACCTTCTGCGCCGGCTTCGGGGGTGACATTTTCCAAATCGCTTGCAAGTCCGCCTGGTGTAACACCCACGTTACGCAAATTGGCTTGTCCTGGGCTGGTTTCTTCGGCTTTGCCTTTTTCTTCGGCCCACATCATTTCGTTCTCGCTCATTTCCATCTCGCTCATGCCCAAATAACGTTTCATTAAAAAACGTTTAGAGAAATAAGGATACTGTTCCAGTTGAGTAAACACACCAATCTTGGCTGCATCAATGTCGGCTTGTCTATAACTGGCAAAGTTCTGCGGCATGTTAAAGCGTAGATCAAAAATCTGTCCGTCAATGTTGATGCCTCTCCAGCGCATAAACATCTTGAACTCTTGATCCAGTTTGTCTACAATCATTGACTGTAAACGTGTGCAATATTGATTAAAACGCCATTCTTGTATAAGTGCGGTGCCCACTTTACCATCGCTTACTGTGGTTGTACCGTCATCGGCTCCGGTAGGCAAATAGCTTGAGGGGATACGCAATCCGCGGAATAACTTGTTGGTAAAGAACTTTAAGTCTGTGATCTCGCCCAAGTTTTGTCCACCGGGCAAAATTTCCACGCTACTTCCACGTCCGTCGGCAGTTTGTGGGAAGAAAAAGTCTTCGTTTGTGCTTAATGGATTGTATGTGGCATCCATCATGTTGACGCCACTTTGTGTTTGTGTGGGAATTCTACGCTGACTTATCTCGTTCTTGATACGCTCAATAAACGCCATGGCCATGTGTGTGGGCATGTTGCCCACATCAATTTTAAACATTCTACGCTCAGGCGCACGTTGCACACGATAGATAATAATAGCATCTTCAAGCAATTCTTTTTGTTTGAATACTTTAAAAATGTTTTCTAAAACACTGTTACCAAAAGGCCAAAATATGTCTAGGCCTTCGGTCAAACTCAAATGTACTACGTGTTCGGCATTTACAACTGCTTCGTTTTGTGCATGAGAGAATCTGCTGCCGCCACTGTACGGAGTGCGCGGTTGTACATAACTTCCCGATGGGCCGCCCACTTGTGGGTGATTGGTAAATGTATCGCTGGTGCTGACTGCGGTTACTGTTAAATTTTGAAAATTGGGGTTGATGTCTTTGATGACATATTGTTCGGGTTTTTTGCCTTGGCTTTCGTTTACAATAACTTTGGTAACTTTGCTCATCTCAACCCAAAACATTTTAAAAGTTTCAGGATCACGGATAAACACTTGATCACCGTATTTTAATGTGTTACGTACAATTTTGAATATACGTTTGTTTAATTCGTTTAAACTAACCCACTGTTGCAGTTGTTCTTTAATAATTTTGACTTCGTTGTCGGTGGGCTTTTCGTGAAAGTGTAAATCAAATGCACTCAAATTCTCTTCGTTTTTCTGACTACAGAATTCGGCCAAAATGTCCAGTGCAGCATTAACTTCCGAGTCCATGTCCATTTGTTCGTATTGATTATAACGTTCAATACGATTTGGATGCCCGATGTAAACTTCAGGCAAACTGCTTGCCATGTTACGATAAGCCGGATTCACCTGTGAGTTACCGGGACTGCCAATCGGGCTCACTGCCCCTTGTATGTTTCCGGTTTTAAAATATTTTTTCCACGAAGCCATTGTGTATTCCTTATAGCTTATTTATCATTCCGTTACTGGCTAGCTTGTAATATTCTTTGGCTAAAGTCTTTGGTGTCTCGCATGTGTTCGATCAATTCATCTTGCTTGCCCATTTGAGCAATATGCATGTCTTTAAATTGATTTAAGAAATCGTCAAAAACGTTGTTTACCATGTTATCGGCTATGGTCCTTGTTTCTTTTGCAGTGTCTTTAGCGTTTGGCATTGATAGTTTTTCAGTCACTTCGCGCAAGGCCGCAGTGGCTTTGTTTAATTCGGCTGCTGCTGTTGATAGCCCTGTTATGTTGACCGGTATACTCTTACCGTCAGGCAACGGCACATGCGCTTCGTTGATACCGCCCTCGCTCACCATGGCCAAAACACCTTTGGGATTGGTTGTGGTACTGATACCGCCGTCAGCAAAACCCAACATTGTACTAGCAGATCCAGCAGCTATAGTAGCAACACCGCCAGTCATCATACTGGTACCAGCAGCTGCTAGTGGAACCCCAACTGCAGCACCAACACCGGTAAATGACAATAAAGCTCCTACAGCAGCCAATACTCCACCGAGTGCAGTAATACCTATACCAACATCTTCAACGTCCTCGCCTATGCCTTTTAAGAAATCAAGCGGACCTTTGGTGTTGTTAAGGCCGCCTATAATGGTATCCATCGAGGCCAAGATTGCTTCGGCTGCCTTAGCAAATCCCAAAATTTGCGGTGTTAGTTTTTCCTGTAGTGCTATTCTTAAATCTTGTGCTGTTTTCTCAACATCCATTATCGCCGAATGAAATCCGCTATTGATCTTGGCCGTAGCTTCTACTGCATCTGTAGCTGTTTTTAAATTTTGTTGTGTTAATTGAAATTGCGCTTGACCTAATTCGTTGGCACCTTTGGCAAAGTTATTCAACGAGTCAACTCCCATAATGGCTGCGGCACTGATTGAAGTAGCCAATTGTCCGTTGTTTTTATCAAAGTCTTGAGTGGCTCGTGCAAATCCATCGTTCAATGACTGTATGCTACTACCCGGAGTTGCTAGTGCAGTTGCAAAATCTTGTGCAGCACCCACTTGCCCGTACAGGTTGGCATTAAGGTTAGTAACTATTCCGTTCATTACTGTGGCCTGCATGGCAGCTTCTTGCTGGTCGGCCGACAACATGGCCATGGCTTTATGGGCACGATCTATCAAGCCAGGATCGTTATTTTGCTTGGCCAAGTCACGTAACTTTTTGTCAAACGCATAAGCAGTGGCTCGTTTTTTGGCTTCTTCTTCGCGCGACTTTGCATCAGCGCCCATGATGTCGGCCACAATTTTCATGTTCTTGCCCATCTCCAGCGTGGCCTGTGCCATCTGTGCATTGGTTGCAGTCCCGCCCGATCGTTTCAAGTTGGCTGTTTGTTGTGCCACCAATGCAGCTTGTTCTTCAAAACCAATACCGAGATTCATCAACTCTCGTTGTAGCGAGTTGCCGTTTTTGCTGGTCTGTGTTGCTAGATTGCTAGTAACTCCCGAAACAATTTTTGCTGCACCACTAACTGTATAACCCGATTCGGCCAGTGCCGCCGAATTGTTTTTGAGCACGTTTGCAAATTGATCCACAGTGAGTCCAGCAGCGCCCGAATACTTTCGCAAATCTTCCATGCCACGTGCAAACAGTGCGCCAGCAGCAGTTGAATCGTTGTAGGCCTTGATGGTTTTTTCTACTTCTTTGGCCAGTACTTCAATTCCAAATTTGGCCAACTTGGCAGTTTGTTCGGCGGCCATGCCCATGACTGGTCCAAGAATTGCCAAGGCAGCCCCAATGCCTTTTGCATACATACTTGGCAATGTCATTAGTGCTTGTCCAGCAGTGCCTGCGGCCTGACCCAGGGCTACAGTGGTTTGCGCCTCCATTTCGATTTGAGTTGCCATTAGGCCACTGGCCAGTTCTATTCCCGATGCACCGTTTTGCAGTCCCTTGACAAACGCCATGGAACCTTGCAGTCCGGTCTGGGCCACATTCCACATGGCCTTGCCCAATTTGACAGTGGCCGTAATTGCATCGCCCTTGGCCGCGTTCTCCCAGAGCTGATTGCGTTTTTTAATTAAATCGTTCTTTTTTTCTTGATCTATTTCGTTTTTGATTCTGTCGTCAAGTTCTTCAAGATCTTCGGCTAACGCACTGAGTTGTGCCGGAGCTTCGCTCAACATCTTGGTAAAGGTGCTGGTTACCGAATTGGCCTTTTTCAACGATTTTATTTGAGCATCGACCTGTTTGGTCAATTTCTCCATGTCGTCAGAGTATCTTCCAAGTCGTTCACTGTCTTTGGATGTGATAGATGCGCCCAGGCCCCCAGTGCCTTTGCTCTGCTGCTTTTGCAGTTCAATCAGTTGCGCCAAGAGTTCTTCGGTAGTAGGCATTAATTTTTCCTGTTATAGTACACTATAAATAATAGTATCAATTACATATATTTATAGGATCAAAACATGGTACCTGAACAGCCCGCAAACCCACTTGCCAAATTTTTTCGACAACCAGCAGTTTATATCAAATTACCCAGTAACGGACGCTATTGGGAAGATGACGCACTAGAAATTCCAGTCACTGGCGAAATTGGGATTTATCCCATGACCACCAAAGACGAACTGGCACTAAAAACTCCCGATGCACTCATGAACGGGCAAGGTGTAGTGGATGTTATTCACAGTTGCGTTCCTGCTATCAAGAACGCATGGAAAATGCCCAGCGTTGATGTGGATGCTGTACTGATTGCAATACGTATTGCCAGCTACGGCGAGTTCATGGAAGTTACCAGCAAATGTCCGCATTGCAGTGAAGAAAACGAATACGAAGTTGACCTCAAGCCCATTTTGGCCAGTGTCACAGTGCCCGACTATCAAGAGTTACTGACTTACAAAAGCATGAAGATCAAGCTCAAACCGCAACAGTATTTCTCGGTGAATCAAGCAAATCGTGTGCGATTTGAAGAAGAGCGCTTGGGCAATATCTTGGCCAATATGGACAATGTCGAGCCCGAAGCCAAGGCCAAACTGCTTAAAGAAAGCATGACTCGATTGCTCAAAGTGGGATTTGACATGGTGGCCGAAAGTGTCGACTACATCGAGATCGACGACGGCAGTCGAATATCCAACAAACTGCACCTAATAGAATTTTTTGAAAACGTTGAATCGTCACTGGTACAGGCCATACAGGATCGACTGGTAAAAATGCTAGAATCGGCTAGACTCAAACCCACTAGTGTACAATGCGGCAACAGTGAATGTGTTAAGCCATTTGACCTTGCTTTGGAATTTGATCAAGCAAATTTTTTCGGAAAAGGCTTTTGACCCTTCGAGATAACGACGAAGTTATCAAATTCGTAGATAGATACGAAAAAGAGTCAAAAGCCATAAAGCACGAGTTATTAAAAATGTGTTGGTACATGCGAGGTGGATTAACCTACGACGAGGCCATGAATCTCAGCAGTAGTGAAAAACTCATCATCGGAGACATTATAAAAAGCAACTTGGAAGCAACTAAAAAATCAGGTATGCCATTCTTTTAAGATGTACTACGTACATCTGTTCTTTCGCTTATCAGCTCAGAACATGTTTTCTTTTTCTAAATAACAACAATAATGATTTACAACGAAGTTGTACTAGTTTCATCCAGACTAATCAGTCACACTTTGCCCGCTAAGGGCAAAAAGTGATTTCATCCGAGCGGCACAATCACTTAGCGTTAGAGCATTACAGAGGCGGTTGTCCGGTACCTCGAGCTCCGTCTTTATACAACGGCAGCTTGCATAACATACGCTAACACGTTATACAAACCTGTGCTATCACTAGCACGTCATTTAGCCTTTAAAATCTTTTGTTCAAACAGCAAAACCAGTTCTATGAAGGCATATCTGATCCACGTCCGGTTAAGGATAGTTGCTGAGTGCTCTGCACGGCGCAGAGTCTTCCGTCCCTCTTTTTATCAAGTTGTCTTGGGCACATGATGTTAACCTGTGCGAGTCTTAACCGTGTAATTTGTTTAGTATGTGGGAGCCATGGACACGAACAGATATCTGTCCGTTATAATAATCTGTAGATTCTAATACTCTATTTGTGAATTGTTCACGTGCTTCAATGTAACTACATTCGGCCTTGCTCTTGCAATAGTAGAGTATTTCTCTGGTAAAGTTTTCGGTGCCATGAGTTTGAACGTCTTTGTTGAGTTGGTCGTTAGAGCCATAATATGTTTGCCAATCAGAATCTACTTTTGATCGTATCTTCTTCTTTTTCTTGTTGCCGTTCTTGAGTTTTACTGTTTTATAAGTGGTTTTTGCGAATTTCGCTAGTTTTTTGCCTATGTACTTTTTGCCAGATAGATTATTTGTAATAAGATACACAAACCCCACACAGTCTTCGGGTAATTCCTCAACAGGTAGGTTTTGATATATCCATTGCATATAACATAATTATGACTCAAGGAGCTAATTCGATATTTTTCTGCCATTGTGATGTGAAATTGGTCTGTGAGTTTTCTGTAGAACAAATCGCTCGACAAACGGGATTGGGTGTAGTTGAGTGCCATGATGCTTGTATTTTGTTGAAATCTGTATGAAAATTGCTTTGTTTTTCGCCTAACCAGCAGCAAGGATGTATATTTCCCTGTGCGTCTATGTAAATGCTTTTCTCTCTAATAGCGTGACAATCGATCACGGTACTTTGTATTTCTCGTCTAGCCCAGCCTACGGGATATTCTAATCCATTGGCCAATGGGCGTTTGCTTACTTTAGCTCTAAACCATCGAAATCCCATGTCACGGGCCAATTGTTCGCAGTCGTTGACTTGGTGCCGGTTGTGATTGTAAACCAACATATCCCAGTGAGCATTGCCTCCGGCTTTGATAAATGCAGCAGCATTACTTATGACACGGTGCCAGTCTACATTGCGTCTATAAACATGATTGGTATCTGCCAAACCGTCTATGCTAAAAACAACATAATCTTGTGGTTGACACAATCTTTTTGCCAATTGCTCCCACCACTCGGTGTCACGAATGCCGCCGTTAGTGTTCATGCCCAGTACAATATTGTTGTTGACGCTTCTAAAATAATCATATAACTTTAAAGTACTTGCACTGGCTGCTGGATCGCCATAATTACCGCACATGAACATTTTGTCAAGTTGCCGAATAACAGATTCAGGCAATATACGTTGAATGTCGTCGACTGTGAGCGAATGTTTTAAATCTTTGTCAAACTCGGGATCGGTTTCTCGGGCACACAGCGGACATGCAGCTTGACAAACGTCGGTTGGCTCCAAGTGCAACACACGCACTTGCTCAATTGATATCGACGTCGGCGTTGTAACTTGTATATCCATTTTCTTTAACTACGTGCAATGTATTGTTGACCCTTCCGGCCAGTTCGTCTTTGTGACTCACTAACCAAATGCTTTTATCGCTGTCTCGACTCATTTTCTTTAATATTGATAATGCATTTTCTACCCCCGAACTGTCCATGCCCGAATCAACAAGCTCGTCAATGAACAACAAGTTGATGGGCTGATATAAACTTTCCCAAACATCACGGAACGCCCAGCTCAAACTCAAGATTAATCTATTGCGTTCGCCTCGACTTAGATTATCAAAATCTAGTTCCCGACCCAGTTCGCTGATGCTGACAGTTAAATCGTTATTGAATTTAACAGTATGTGGCAAGCCAATGCGATCTAGATATTGTCCTAAACGTGCATTTAAATAACTTAGATTTTGATCAATAATACGTTTACGAATAAAACTGTCTTTGTTGGTCAATAACTTGTACAAGAACTCTTGATGTTGCTTGATTCGGTCAAGTTCGTTCATCAAGTCGTAATTGATTTCTTCTAATGCTTGGTCGCTCATGTCTTGAATCTGATCGGCATAAGGATCAGTTTCTTCTTGTTTGGCAGTCAATTGAGTCAACACACTGCCCATACTTGATCTATGTTCAAATGCATCGCTCTCGTTGGTATAGTAAACTTCTGGCCGTGTGCCCAACTCGCCTAATGCAGTCAACGCGGCGGTATTCTCAAGCCATTGTGTATGGGCCGCAAGAGCATTTAAAGCAACTTCGCTAATTTGTTTTTGTTTGTCGGCCAACATCTGCTCGTGATTGTCGTCATGCAAGTCCTGTCCACAAGCATGACATTGATGATTTTGCAATGCTTCTAGTTCAGCATTTAATTTAGCTAAAACTTTGTCTTCTCGAGCTTGGTCACGTTCGTTTTGTGCAATGTAGCCTTTGATCTTGTCAATCTCGGCCTTCTTCTTGTTGTACTCGCTTAACTGTTGATGTGCAACTAGTTCTGCTTCAATGTCTAAATGACTTAGTTCATCAAATGCACTCTGCAACTTGGCACAGTCTTCGTCGTGTTTCTTTTGCCATAGAGTTTGTCTGCGTTTTAAATTATCTATTTGTTCTTGTATACGTGTGTTAGCATCTGTGACTGCTTTGATTCTAAACTCTTCTTGAGTTATAGCATCTTTTGTAGCCTTAGTCTGTTCTTTAAGTAATTCTGCTTTTTCGCTTAATAGTGTAATGCCCAACAACTGTTCAATGATAGTGCGTTGATCGTTGGCTTTTAGTGCTAGAAAAGGTTCAGTATAGGTGTTTAGGGCCACAATGTGCTTGAACATTTCGTGACTCATGCCCAACATACGTTCTATGTCGGCTTGAGTCTCTCGTGAATCACCTTGAGCTTCGTCTGTGATTTCTCGTTCGGTGTCGTTGACCCAAAACTTCATTACGTTGGGCTTACGTCCTCGTTCGATACGATAGTTTTGCCC